AAAAAAAAAAAGACTCAGACCACAAATTAGCCTCGACATTCGCAGATGCAGCGCAAGTCTCTGGCGAATCTTCAGGCAATATCACTATCTAAACTCGGAGCTCAGCCCCTTCACCAAGAACTACGTTGCACTCTACAAAGGCAAGCCCATAGCATTCATAGCCGTCATGAAAGTCAAAATGAGCGCCCTCTATTATCGAGTCAGCAGGCTTGTGGTCCTCCCAGATTATCAAGGCATAGGCGTCGGGAAACGGTTTCTCAACTTCATGGCCGAGTATTACACGGTGAGAACGAAGCTTCCCTTCACGATCATAACGAGCAACCCGCAGCTAATACGGGGTAACCTGGAAGGCTGGAAGATTACACACGTAGGTCGAGGCCAGAGGGTTGACTCTCGAAACTTGGCTCATCCTTACACTGCTTCGAGCGAGAAGAGGATAACGGTCTCCATGCGGTATGTGCCGGATCGGACAGAAAAGTCCGATTTAGGGGGGTAGACAGTGGATAAGTTGCTGTTGGAAAGACGGACTAGGATGCTCCAGGAGGATTTGATGGGGATTCCTCTTAAGCTGATAGTTGAGAATCTTGAGCAAGAATTCAAGGTAAATAGTGATGTTCTTTACCGTGATTGGCATAGGCGGCAAAAGTGGATTCCGCAAGTAGTGCAGCTTGACGATCCGACGCTTCTGCACAAGTTTCTTGAAGGCGCCAAATCTGTCTTGCCTAAGGCGTGGCTTATCCTTCAGAAAACGAAAAACCCCTTTGCGCAGGTACAAGCTCTGAAACTCATCAAGGATACTAACTTGGAAGTGTTGGAGGTTCTGCAGAGTGTGGGCGCCGTAGAAAAGAAGCCGGCAGAAGTGAACCTTTTCAGCGTTGGCTTAGGCTTCGAAGCTGACCCGGAACTGAAGAGAGCGCTCTTGGAAGAGGCTGAGCGGCAGAGGAAGCAGCAGAATGAGCAGCCACCAACAACGACGTAACCTGCAGTATTGCCCACATACGGAACAACTGAAGTTTCACGCTGGTATGGGCATTTGGCCTCAAAGAGCCTGTTCATGCGGGACAGCAGCCGGCAAAACACTATGCGGCCTTTACGAAGACGTGAGGTGGGCTCTAACCTATCCTGGAAGCGTTGGCTACATCTTCGAACCTACATACGGCATGGTGCGCCGCGTTCTCTTCCAAGCCCTCGAAGATCCGCTGCTACTTGGATGCTCTTTTCCCTTCACTGAAAACCCACTCGTCAAAACCTTCAGCAGACAAGATATGCGCTTAGAATGGGCCAATAGGAGTCAATGGTGGTTTGTCTCACTAGAAGACGCCGAAAAGGCTGAGGGCCCAAACGTTGACTATGCTCACATTGACGAGGCCCGTCTTATTCGGCATTTCAACCTAGCATGGAGAACTGTTCTTCGTAGGCTGAGAGGATCAGGCCGATGCAAGGTCTCACTGACTCCTAGCGTGTGGATCACGACAACGCCGGACTATCCTGGAACAGAGCTCTTCGACGCGATTGAGAATCCGAATACTCGGTCGCCGAGTTGCCGTGTTTATCGTTGGAGTACACTTCAGAATCCCAAGTTGCCGAAGGGCTACGTTGAGGAGATGGTTCGCACTCACACTGGAGGCCTGGGAGACCGGTTTATCTGGGGTAGGTTTGCAGCTGTCGGAGGCGGAACCTTTGCGTTTGACTCGAGCGTGCACGTGAGGGAAATCGACTTTGCACTGATCAAAGAAGTAAGGTACGGTGTTGACTTCGGATGGACAAACCCAACTGCGATCCTTGCTGTCGGCTATGACGGTGATGGCAGAATATGGGTGTTAGATGAAGTTTACCAGAGACAACTCAAAAAAGAAGTTATCATCGAGGCACTGCTGGCGTGGAAGGTTCAGTATGGCGCAGGCTCAGTTATCTGCGATCCCAGTAATCCCGAGACGATTGACGCGCTTAGAACCTCTGGGCTCGACGCAGTTGGCCACCGGGGAAAACGTGAAGACGGAATCCGCGAGCTCGGCGGAAGATTCCCTAAGGCCGGTGATGGCCAACCGAGAATCTTCATCAGCAAAAAATGCGTGAATCTGATCAGCGAACTTCTCGAGTATAGGGAAAACGTGAAGGAGAATGATCATGCTGTCGACGCGATTAGATATAGCCTCAAAAGTACAGGCGCGCCTCCAGGCGTAGGCGCAGTTATGCTTCCACATGATGAGTGATCCAAGATGAGCTTTGTTGCTGCGAGACTGCGAAAAGCCGTTAGACGACTTGCTGGCAGCTTTAGCGCTCAACGTGAAGTCCCCCCTGAAGTGAGCAGGCAGCAGCTCGAGGAAGAGATTCCACTCTCGTGGAAACGAGATAACATACTTTGGGGCTACGTTGACAAGTACATGCTTAAGGGCTCCGGAGCGGGCTTTGTTACCCCTCCATACACGGCTTACTGGGACAGGCTTTGGGGAGCAACACCGATCGAGGATCTGCCGAAATATAAGGATCTCTACACTTTCACGCCGTACATCAAAGCAGCCATTGACGTTACCATCAACTTAGCCATCTCAAACGGCTTTGAGCTTCAATGCGAAGATAAAGAAGTTCGAGAGTGGCTTACCAATTGGCTTGACGAACAAAACATCCTTCAGACTCTGCGAATCGCTGGCACCGATCAGCTTGTCTTCGGCAACGCTTATCTAGAGATTTGCCGGGAAGAGGATCAGCCACCTGAAGAATGGTGGCTCAAGCCCCTTGACCCTGTTCACATGCGCGTCCGTCGCGACGCCTATGGAAACGTGTTCGGCTGCATTCAACTGTTGACTGTTCCCCCCGTAGTGTTCACTGCGCAGGACGTCGTGCATTTCAGGTGGGGCGCAAAGAGCTGGTGGTACGAGTTCAGCTACGGCACAAGCCAGCTGAGACCATTATTGAAGATCCAAGCCCTGATCGACCAGATGGAAGATGACATGGGAGTCATCGTCCACACATATGCTAAGCCAATGCTAGTCGTGAAAGGAGGGACAGCCGAAAAGCCGTACAGCGACCAGCAACTTGGAATCCTAGCAGACTCTTTCAAGAACCGCAAAGTAGCCACCGACGTGTTTGTCCGCGGAGACGTAACAGTTGATGTAATCAAAAGCATGACTGGAGAAGTCAAGTTTGACTGGTGGCTCGACTACCTCTACACGCAGCGCGAAGCTCTCCTTGGTGTTCCGAAGATTTTCATGGGTAAAAGCGAGGGCACGAACAGGGCTACGGCTGAAGTTGTGATGCAAGAGTACGTTACGAGGCTGAGGATGCTCCAGGAGCTGATCGGCGACATGCTTGAAACAATCCTCTTCAAACAGCTTATCACGAAGAAGTTCGGTGAGGGCGTTGAGGTTCCGAAGGTAAAGTGGAGGCCGATTTGGGAGCCGACGATCCAGGATAAAGCGAAGTTCATAGGCGATCTCGTCGATAGAGGCATATTAGATCGTGAGGAAGCGAGAAGTCAGCTTGGCTTTCCTGAAACTCCTGAAGGCCAGAAAAGCCTCGCCGTACCCAAGGCTGAAGGTGAAAAGGCGATTGTAAAGCCGAAGGGGAAGCGGTGGCTGATTGCTGAGGCAAGCTGATGCCCTTGAAGCCTTCAAAGCCTTCGTAGCTTTTGAAGCTGCAGTTATTGCGCCGCGTGTGAAGTATTCAGTTTGGCGTTTCATCCCCGTCCTTGACGATAGAACGTGCGAGAGCTGCATCGAATACGAAGATGACGTGTACGAGCTTGAAGATCCTGACGATTTGCTTGGGATGTTTCGTTACGGCGAGTTTACCGATGATGATACGTTTGCGCCGAATGTTCATCCGAATTGTCGCTGTATGATCGTGAAAGAAGAAGATGTTCTTTGGTGAATGAAAACCGTGAGTCTAGCCTGTAGGAAACTATGCGGATACGACTTGAGAAGGCCGCATTTCAGCTGCATGTACTGCAGGGTTAGACGATGGTTTTACGGGAAGATGGACAAGAACAAGTACCATTACAACGCGCAAATGCGGATTGTGATGCCTGGAGACTGCACAACATACGTGCTATTCATCGATAATGGTAGGCGCCTCAAAAACGTGAAGGCCCAGCTTCTGAAGCGCCTACTCACGATATGTGAATGGTTGGCGAACTAACATGCCAGGTTTGGAAGAAGACAAGACTGTCTGGCGCTACCGGGTACAGGACCCGGGCAAGTTTGAGAGGTTCAGGGTTAAGGAGCTTGGGAAAGGCGTCAAGATTACCCTTGGGAAAGTCAAGAACAGCGATCGGTGGGAGATCCAGAATTACATGTTCGAGAAGGGCCGGTTCAAAACCCGCGAGCAAGTGCGTAAGTGGCTAGACACGAACTTGAAGGGCGAGATCCGGACCCTGCTGGACTTCAAGGCTTGGAACGAGTACCGGCGCAGGGTCCTGAATGCCTATGTACAAATTTCAAATGTTGAGTGATCGAAAATGAGTTTCATAGCGAGAGAATGGGATACAGCATACATAAACACGTTGCCAGACAGCGCCTTCGCTCTCGTCGTGCCAGGCGAGAAGGATAAGGAAGGCAGAACAGTCCCAAGAACAAACAGAAACCTGCCGTACAAGGACCGAAATGACAAAGTAGACTTGCCCCATCTGAGAAATGCTATGGCCAGAGTCACACACACGAACCTGAGTAAGACTGACCAGAAGAGGGCACATGATACGTTGCTGGAAGCGTACAAGAAGCTCGGCCTCGAACATCCGAAGTGCAGTGTTTCAGGATGCAAGGGCTACACACAAGAAAAGAAGGGCATGCTTGAAGACGTGAATGCTTTCAGAAGTTGGCACAAAGGTTTCTTGAGAGCACAAGACGACGCAAAAAAGGAACTTTCATTACGGGAAAAACTAGAAGCCTTAATGGAGCAACGTAGAAAACTGGAAACAGAATCTAGTGACCTCTGGCAAGAGCAGCAAAGAGAAAACAAGCCGATAGATGAAAAGTACAATGAAAAACGGAAACAAATAACGTTAGCAATAGAGAAGCTTTCTGCTGAAATTGACATTCTGAAACATGCCATAGGAGAAGAAATAGGCTCCGCTTAAGGTGAAATAGGATGCAGCTCCGCTATTTTGTTCCTTTCAAGGCTCAAGGTAACCAAGATCTTGCTTCGGCCTTGCAGAATAAGCTTTTGAACATTGAAGGCACCGCCATAGATACCAGCGTCAACGCGAATAAGTGGCAAGTACCTGAAGAAGATCTTGATTATCTGCTTGAAACGTTGAAGGGCGCCCAGCTGCGCGCAGATCATGCAGAAAGCGTTTTCATGGTCGTAGGCAAAGTGCCCGAAGCAGGCCGCAAAGGACAAGAAGTCTATTTTAAGGGCGAAGTTGGAGACGAGAAGCTTATCGAGAAAATCCTGCGCGGCTACGTGGATCACGTCAGCATCCAAGTTGACAGTGACGAAGTTGAATGCAGCAAGTGTAAGAAGCCTACCAGGAAGGAAGGCGTTATGATTCACCTTTGCCCAGGAGCATGGGAGATCGTGCACAAGCCTCGCGTCCGGGAGCTCAGCATCGTTGCGAGTCCAGCTTACAAGAATACGACGTTCAAGCCTACGGGGTTCTCTTCAGCTATGAATGAGCAGCAATCAGCGCTCTTAGATGAGTTTTCACGGTTATCGGAAGGTAACAAAGATGTGGGTTCTAAGGGAGACCTGCAAGAACCTGAAAACAAACCAAAGAAAGAGGAGGTGAAGCCTTTGTCTGCACAAGATGGGCAGCAACAGGCTTCTCCGCATAAGGCACAAGGAGTAGTCAACGTTGCGCCAGGAGAACAGGCGCCGAAACAAGTGACATATGAAGATTTCATGCAGCAGCTAACGCAGCTTGAAAAGAAGATCAAAGAGGGCGGATCCACAGCAACCGATGCCGAGCTAGATGCTCTAACAAAGAAAGTTGGAGAACTCGAATCAGAGGTAGGAAAGAAAGCGCGCAAAGCAGACCTTGCCAAGAAGATCAGTGAGCTCACGAAAAAGCTTCAAAGCGAACAAGCCGAACCTGCCGAAGACGGCGAAGACAAGACCGACACGAACATTCCCCCCAAGGCCGGCGAAGCTCGGGCAAGCGGCAAAGGCATCGTTGCAGTCGACGAAATCAACAAGGACGCCCTCGGCAACTTCGACTGGTTCAAGGACATGCTCAAGGCTCACAAGCGCCTCGTAGGATTCAGCTAGGGTGAGGTACGATGAGTACACCAATCTATGAGGGAACAACACCGCTTGTCACAGACCGGTACATAATCACGGCAACAGCAGGCGAAGATCTGTTAATCGGGCAAGTTGTTGAGATCACTGCTGACTGGACAGCGAAGAAGGCAACTTCAAACCCAAGCGCGAAGCACGTGGGTATAACGCTGACTGCAGCATTGAACGGGAAGAAAGTATCAATAGTCTGCAGAGGATTAGCGCGTGCAACTGCTTATGGTACGATAACTGCGGGCGACAGCGTCGGCTCAGCCGTAGACGGAAAAGTTCAAACAATCGCGGTGGTAACAGCCACCGACTGCAACACTAGCGCAGGAACAGCAATAGCAATCAACAATACAAGAGCTATCCTGGGTGTCGCATTGGCTGGCGCGGCTAGCGGTGGGACAGCCTACATACTAGTTTGGTAAGGGTGACCAAAAATGAGTCTTGTTCGTGATGCTTTAACATGGGTTGACACTGGAGCAGTAGCCTACCCAGCACTGCACAAGAAGATCATCGAACTCACAATGCCAGCGCTAGTCGTCAAGAAGCTTTTCCCCGAGTTTCCGCTTGTCGCCGGCAAGACAGCAACATTCGTCAAGCAGTCTGGTAGTCGATCAGCAGCCATCAGCGAGCTCAGCGAAGGCGTAGAAATCCCGATGGACTTCACGCCATACTCAACCGTAACAGTCACGCCGTACAAGAAGGGCCTCAGAGAACGCATAAGCCGAGAGAACATCGAAGACCTGTACATCCCAGTGATCGAAGACCAGTTGCGCAGGCTTGCCAGGCGTATGGCCTACACGATTGACCTTGACTGCATGAACGTAATCGGCGCCGGAGCAGCACAAACTAGCGCAGGCTCAGGCATAAGCCTAGGCGCAACGGGCACAGAATTCACGATCAGCGGCGGCCTAGGAACAAAGGACATTCTCAATGCGAAGGCAAAAATCGAAGCGTACAACTTCATTCCAGACAGCATACTATTGAACCCCATAAACGCCAGAGACGTCATGTACCTGCCACAGTTCAGCTTGCACATGCAGTACGGCGAGCCCGTAATCCAGACGGGCATGATCGGCACGATCTACGGCATGGCAGTGTACATCACAACCGTCGTAAGCGCAGGCACAGCATATGTTCTCAGCACAGGATCGAACCTTTCAGCATCCTACGCGCCCATGGGATTCTTCATAATCAAACGGCCCCTGCTGACTGACTTGGAAATCAAGAAGGAATTCGACTCCGTCGACGTAACCTTGACAACGAGATACGCTCCTGTTGTGCTGAATGGAGAAGCAATCTTCAAAGTAACAGGACTAGCAACAGCATAGTAGCTTGTTTTCAGAGCATTCTTTCCTCTTTTTTCTGTTTCATTCCCCACTCACATGCGGGGTGGGGGAAACAAGCCTAAAGAGGTGAAATAGAAAGATGTTTGAAAATTTGCTTCTAGTGGATATACTGAAGAATCCGCTGATTCTTGGAGCCATCTTCGCAATTGTAAGGAACATAGGCGGCTATGCTACCGCATGCTGGACGGCTAAGAAGCTATTGCCATACAGCGGTTATCAGCTGCTCGAAACTTTCAGTCTTTTCGAGACGTTTTTTGTGCTCTTGATGGGAGTAGCATCTCTTCCGTCAGAATCCGCCGCGACAATAGCTGTCATCGTGGACATACTTAGAAGCTTGAAGAAAACAATCGCTGATACTGCAGCGAAGAAATAGGGTGATCCTATGGAAAAAGATAGAATGCCATCGTTGATTCAGCAAATCAAGATACTTGCTCCAAGTTCAGATGCTGCATCAGATGTTGCAGTCGGCGCGACCGTAACTGTCACATTGAAGGATGGAACGGTTGAGAAGGCAGTGACAGATAAGAGGGGAATCGCAACTTTTCGAAGATTTAGTCCAAGCGCCTATCCGCTTGCAGAGATCTTCGTCGAATCTGAATATACGCCGCCGACAAGGATGAAGGGCCCGATAAGCAGCTGGCCAGTGCGGCTTTACGCCGGCGCCGGAGACATCGGACCCAAGAACCGTTAAGGGGTTTTAATTCCCTTTTCTCTCTTCCCTTTTTAGTTTCAAGATTGATCGAGGTTCAAGCTCATGACAGTAGCATATATCACAACTAGCGATGTGCAAGCTCATCTTAACGCTAGTTATGATTCTCTCACGTTGACGTACACGGTTTTCGGCTTGTCTGTATCTCAGGCAAGCTTCGAGGCGCACGTTAGCCACGCGAACACTTACGTGAATGCTATCGTGGGCTCTGACCTTAATGCAACTAGCAAGCGATATGATTGGGCGAAGCTAGCTGCTCTGGAGATGGCGTGCCTCCGAATTCTCGTGGCTGCAAGCGGTGGCATGCTGCTGGGCGCTTTTGATTACCGTCTGGGTGATCTTTACGTTACGAAGGCAAGTATCGGACGGCTAGCGTTTGAAAAGGCTGTTGAAGGCTTCAAGAATGATCTGGCTGCAATGCTTGTCAACTTCGCAACTCCCATAATCGCTGCTGAGGCAAGTGCAGCTGACGAAGTTCCCAC